GAATGAAACCAGTAATAGTAACTTAAGAGAAGATGACATGGGTAATATGATGGTCGATGTACTTCACTTTACTTTTAAGTCAACGAAAACAATCTCTTACAAAAAGAAGCATAACAAGAGTGGAGGATTTAAGATGATCAAAAAGGAAAGCACTTTTGATAAAAAAGACCCTTCTTACAAAGGTTACGAGGTATCCAAAAAAGTAATAGACGTTTGGTACGAAGGATCCTTGGTTCTTGGTACTGAAATGATCTATAACTACAAAATGTGTGAAAACATGATTAGGGAAGATGGGTACTTGAATATTACCCAACCTAATTATATTTTGTATGCACCAGACTTGTACCAGAACAGAACCTTAAGTACAGTTGAAAAAGTTATTCCTTATATCGATGAGATGCAACAAATCCACTTGAAGTTACAACAAATTATAGCTAAGTCAAGGCCGAATGGTATCTACATTGATGTAGCCGGCCTTAACGAAATTTCCATGGGTGAAGGTAATGTACTTACTCCTCTTGAAGCAATAAAGATATATGATGAAACTGGTAACGTATTAGGGACCACTTCTACAGCAGAAGGGGAATATAATTATGGTAGGGAGCCGATACGAGAATTGAAGAATGGTGTTATAGACGGCCTCGATCGATTAATAGGTGCATATAACCATTATTTAAATTTAGTAAGAGATGCCATTGGTATAGCACAAGGAGCTGATGCAAGTATGCCTCACCCAGATACTTTAGTAGGAGTTCAAGAAATGGTAGCGGTAAATTCTAACACAGCAACCAGACACATCCTTGATGCAGGGCTAAATATGTCAAAAAGGTTAGGTAAGGGACTCTCCTTAAGACTGAAAGATATTTTTGAGTATTCGGACTTAAAGAACACTTATATAAATGCTATTGGTAAAATAAACGTAGAGACACTTAAGGCCATTAAAAAATATCACTTACATGACCTAGGTATTAACATAGAACTTAAACCAGATGCTCAAGAGAGACAGTATCTAGAACAAAATATAAATCAAGCTCTATCCAAGGAAAGTATAACCTTAGATGATGCAATTGACATAAGGGCTTCCTCTAACATAAAACTTGCTAATGAACTTCTTAAGACTAGGAGAATAAGAAGAGAAAAAGACAAGAAACTTAACGAAAAAGAGATGATTAAAGCTCAGGGAGAATCTCAAGCGATGGCATCCGAGAAAGCAGCTCAGGCCAAGCAAATTGAAATTCAAGCTAAGAGTAAGAGTTCTCTAATGGAAATAGAAGCTAAATCTAAAGCTAAGATGATGGAGCTTGAGAAAGAAGCTCAGGTTAAATCGGTACTGATGGAAAAAGAGTTTGGCTACAACATGAAGATTCAAGGAATGCAAGGCGAGGTATCTAGGATGAACTTAAAAGAAAAAGAAGATAGGGAGGACCAAAGACTCGATAGAAATAACTCTCAAAAATCAGAGCTCATAGATCAAAAAACTAGAGACACTAGACCTAAGAACTTTGAGTCTTCTGAAGACAATATTTCAGGATCCGTTGAAATATCAGAGATGGATCCAAGTTAAAAATTAGTATAGTCTTATTTTATATATATTTGTAACATAATAAATAAAATCTATTAAAATGTCAGGACTAAGCGCAGGTAATTTTAAAAAGAGCCTCGGTGTGCAAGCAGGAGAGGAAGCTACACAAACTGAAGAGGCTTTACAGGAACCGGAAGTAACACCGGATCAAAATCAAGAACCAGCACAAGAGCCAGTTCAAGGTGAAGAGCCTGCAGAAACAGAAGTAAATGAAGGTGGGGATGCCGAGCCGGCTGAAGCACCAGAAGATAATACAAGTCCAGAAGGTGGAGAACCATCTGGCAGTTCTTTGAAAGCTGAAAACCTTGATGAAGGTCAAGAAACTACGGAACAGATTGATGATGATGCAGTCTCTAAGTACCTAAGCGAGAAGCTAGGTAGAGAGGTAACCCTCGAAGAGTTAACTGCAGAAAAACCTGATCCTCTAGAATCTGATCCTTACATGAAGGAAGTGTTTGAGTGGAGAAAGAAAACAGGGAGACCTATTGAAGACTTCATTAAGTATCAACAAGATTTTGACAAAGTGTCAGATATGGACGTTGCAAGAGAGTTTCTGCAATTAGAATATCCAGATTCAACACCTAAAGAATTAAACTTGGAACTTAAAAAGTTTATGGAGTCTGAAGATGACTTAGAAGAGGACCTAGAGCAAAAGCAATGGGAGCTTAAAAAGTACGCTACTAAAGGTAGAAAGGAACTTGATAAGCTTAAAGCAGATTTAGGAGAACCTAATCAAAGTTCATTGTCACCTGAGATCAGAGAAAAGGTTGAATTAGCTGACAAAATTAAAAGTCAGGTAGAGACCAACACTAAAGCACAAGAGGATTACTTTAAGGGTATCAAGGACACAGCTAAGTCCGTTGATAAGATGACCTTGAATTTGGGGGAGGACAACAAGATAGACTTTGTTGTATCAGATCAAATCAAAAAGAGTATTCCAGATATGATAGACCAAATGCCTCATTGGAAGAATGAAGATGGGAGCTGGAATCATAAAGCAGTAGTTGAGGATGGTATCAAGATACAAAATTTTGATAAAATGATTCAATTAGCTTTTGAGCAAGGTCAAAATTCTGGGAAGGATAGTTTAATCCGTGAGACTAAGAATACAAATCTTAGTGACACAGGAAGTAACGCTCAGCCATCTAAGCCTACAAATAAACCTGTTTATGAAAATGAAGGCAAGAAAAAAGAATTAAAAGTAGGATTCAAAAAGAGAAAATAACAACGTAATATAAAAACAAGATGGCATTAGATAACACACCAACTTTTTCAGTTAGCCCTAGTTCTACTAAAGTAGCAACTAAAACTAACTACGTATCAAAATTTGACTATACCAGTCAATACGATGTAGACACACACGAGGAAATGGCAAACATTTTCGGTAACAGATCCGTAACAGGTATGTTGTACATGTTAGGAGCAGAATCGGCAATGGCCTCAGATAAGTTTATTTGGACAGAGGAAGGAAGACTCCACACTGTTTACAAAGATGTTACCAGAGCTGGTAATGTGTTCACAAAAGCAAATCACGTATTCAGAATTGGTGAAACAGTACACCTTTCTTCTGGAGCATCTAAGAGACGTGGTATTATTACTGCAGCAGATGCTAACACTTTCACAGTGGCAGCTTACAAGAATGCAGGTTTCACAGGATTAGCGACTACAGGGATTGTAGCGTTCATTGATGGCTCAGAGTTTAGAAAAGGAACTGGGGGTATGAAAGGTACTCTATCTACAGACTTCACAATCTTAGATAACAAACCAATCATCCTTAAAGATAACTTCGAGGTTAACGGATCAGACGTTGCTCAAATCTCTTGGATTAAGCACTCTGAAGGTGGATACTTATGGTACCTAAAAGACCAAGAAGACACAAGACGTAGATGGGAAGACCGTATGGAGTTAGCTTTACTACAAGCTGAAAAAGCTGATGCTGGATCAGATGCCGAAGCAAACGGAACAACTGGTACTGAAGGTCTTTTCGAGGCAGTTCGTGAAAGAGGTAACACTTACCAAGGTATTGCAGATGCAGTAGCTGATTTTGATGACATCGTAAGAAGATTTGATGCTCAAGGTAAGATTCAAGACTACATGTTCTACGTAGACAGAGATCAGTCTCTTGCTATCGATGATATGCTAGGAGAATTGAACGCTGGATATGACGGAGGTATCTCTTACGGTATCTTTGACAATGATAAAGACATGGCTGTAAACCTTGGTTTCAAAGGGTTTACAAGAGGGACATACAACTTCCACAAAACTGATTACAAATTGCTAAACGATCCAACTCTTTTAGGAGCAGTTGATGCACAAGCAAAAGTAAGAGGTCTTTTAATCCCAGTTGGAACAAAAGAGGTTTACGAAGGAGTATATAACGGTAACGGAGCCGGAGACAAGATCACCACTCCATTCCTACAACAAATGTTTAGAGCATCTGCTGCTGAGAACCGTAAATATAAAAACTGGTTAACAGGTTCTGTATTTGGAGTTAACACAGATGATGAAGATGTAATGAGAGAGCACCACTTGTCAGAGCGTATGCTTAACACAGTTGGAGCAAACAACTTCATGTTATTTGAGGGACAAGAATAGAAATATTCATAAACAAGCAAGAAGGGGGCCTAGAGCCTCCTTTTTTGTTTTATAAAAATAACTATAAGTAAAATTTATGTAAGTTTGTAACTCAATCAAAATAAAATATAGTAAAATGAAAAAAGTTTTAAGTGATAAGTCTTATAGGCTTACAAATGACAGATCAGGAGAGTCTTTTCTCCTTAACGTAGGAAGAAAAGGTAGTCTGACAGTATTTGATGAAGATGAAGGAACTAATGGATCAAGGAGAGCAATCAGACATGCACCTAATCAAAAGTCTATTTTTATAGATGAGCAAGATAAACACGCTCTAGTCACACCAATCGTTTTTACAAACGGATACTTAAATGTACTTAAGTCTGAACCTTTAACACAAGATTTCCTAGACAGTCATCCATCAAACGTAGCCAATGGAGGTATATGGTTTGAGTTAATCGACGATGAAAAAATAGCTAAGGAATCTATTGTAGATGAAGAACTAAAAATAGACCTTAAGTATCTTGTAAGGAAGAAAGCAAAAGAGGAGGATGGAATTCACGCTTTAACTTCAGAGGCAGCAGTTATTCTAGGATCAATTGACCAAGTTGCTTCAAAGGGTACGGAGGAGCTAAAACGAATCTTATACAACGAGATCGAGAACAGCCCAGAGTACTTTATAGATGAAGCTGGGAACCCAGTCATATTTGACAACGGAGAAGTATTTAGAAAATACTTAGTTCTTAAATCAATTAAAGATGGCATCATCAAGAAGTCACCAAACAATAAATCCATCATGTGGGTCAAGGATAAGGAAGTAATTGCTACAGCACCGGTAGGTGTAGATTTAGTAGACTATTTCACGTCTTACCTAGCTACAGATGAAGGAATGCTAGTACTAGAAGAGATAACTCGAAGGAGTTAGTACACAGTAAAGACTAATAAGACAGCCTCAGTGATCCCACTGAGGTTTTCTTTTATAGGGGATTAATAAAAATGTTATCTTTGCTCTTATGATAAACAAGGTATACGACACATTACTGACCATCCTAAATAAAGAAATCCAAGGTTATATATCACCTGTTGAATTCAACCTGCTTGCAAACAATGTGCAGCTACAAATATTTAGGGAATATTTTGAAGATGAGAACAGAGATAAGAATAGAGAGAACAGAGGCCTAACTAACAAAGGTTATGCTAATTTAAGCTTTAACCAAAGGCAAAGAATAGATGAATTCGCGGATCAGTCTACAATATCACACACAGGGACAAATTATGTGTTACCTTCCAATTTATATTTACTTGAAGAGGATGGGATATCAACTCCTAGTGGAATAGTTGTAGAAGAAGTGGAAAGAAGTCAAATAAACTACATGAGAAGCTCAGAAGTAGCTCCTACAGAACTCTACGCTGTATATGAGATGATAGGCAACACAATTAAAGTTATGCCAGCCTCGTTTACAAATGATTTGGAGGTAAGATATTTAAGGGTGCCAAAAGAACCCAAATGGACATATTTTACTTTACCAGACTCAACACCAGTGTTCAACCCCTCCTCGAATGACTTTCAAGATTTTGAATTACATAAATCAGAGTTTAGCAACGTAGTGGTCAGAATGTTAGTATACTTTGGAATTAACCTTAGAGAGTCAGATGTAGTACAAGTTGCTGAGTCCCTTA